TCATCGTTAGTTCTTCTTTTTATATTACCTCTATTTTGTGTACCACCATATTTTATAAGTCTTTCACTACGTGGTAATGGTTTTAATCTTGCCACTAATTACTCCTAATTCTTTCTATTTGTAAGTTAGAACGTCTAACTAAGAATGTTGTAAGAACTACAGACCAATTATTATCTACTTGTCCACCGACTAATTGATTTTCATTCATATTAGAAACTTCCCAATGACCAAAATTCCAATCTATAACATCACCAAGTTCAGGTCTTACATCTGCATCTTGTAATGATTGTCTAAGTATAGCAAATGTAGCATTTTGTCTTAAATCTGGACCGAACTCATCTGTATTGAAATCAAAATCGTCTGCAGTTACTAACGCTGCTACTTGAACACCTGGTTTATATAATTTACCAGCTGCTGCTTCTCCATACATATTGGTTTTTGTTTCTTGTATAGAATGTTGATAAATAACAATTGTCTGATTTATTATACCATCTTGATTAGACGTTAAATCACCAACAAGTTCATTATTAACTCTATCCATGAAATCTTTGTCATTTTTTGAATAATATCTTGTAGCCATTTAATTATCCTATGTAAATTGGATAAGGAACTTTTTGCAGTTTCTCCTGTAATGCTTGAGCCTCATCCCTTTCTTGTTCCAT